AGTGTCACTAATCGGCGGATGAAATCATCGAGCACTGCTGGCACTGTGATGCCTGCCTGTTTGCTTGACTCGTAAGCCATAAAGGCTAAGTCCTCAATGCTGATGCCTTGCTCACTGATGGTGCTGGACTTGCGCTTGTATTTGCGTTCCCATTGCACAACAACGTACAAACTGGTGGTAACTAGGTACGGGCCTTCGCCTGTATCCACGTTAAGTGTCAATTTCATGTCGGGTTCCTTTGGTTATGGGGCTGTGATATCTCGCACGTAGGTGCCGCCAATAAACGATGCTGTGACCATACTAAGCTCGGCCACAGAACCTGTTATCGGTGTAAAATCAACTAATTGCATATTGGAAATCACGTATTCTGGATTACTGGCAGACTCTGTGACACCTGATGGCGAGATGGTTAGCTCAGTAGTTCCTGTGCCAAGGTTGGCAAACAATGTGGCTTCAACTTCGCCAGCACCATAAGAAAGATACATTTCAAGCTCTACAGATACGGTCTGCAAGCCTGGCACAAAACGATGGCCAGTGTCACCGAAAGCAGTGCTCTCGAGACTGTCCACTCCGACTGTGACTGTCGCGCTACGGCACTGATCAGTTAAATCAACTTTTGCACCACCAGTGGTAGGGGCGAGATTGACTGTTGGGTTTGTGAGATATGTCGAAGTGGCCACGTTAATGCTCCTGTGTTAAACGGTGCCGGGTGCCGTATCTGTTGTTAGTTCTAGCAGATAATACTACTGCAGTGGGGTATCTCATTGCTTTTGTGCCTGCATAGCCATTTGCAAATCGTAGGCAGGATAAGTAGCGCCACCCATTTCTAGCGATGACGGCTGGCCAGCCATGATTACAACTGACGAGCCTAGGACTGTGGCCACGATGCTGAGGATGTTCTCGAGCACGCCTTGAGCTGCTGTGCCACTGCCAATAATCTTGACTGGGATAGTTACGCGGATGATGTTGCCACCACCAGCGACAGTCTCAAAACTTGGGGCATCAAGAAAGACACAGTTAGGCACAATCTTGGTGGGGTCGCTAACTACGCGCAAGCCTGATACTGCTACCAGTGTGGCTTTAAGGTCGGCCATAGCCTCGTTGAGAAGCCCTGTGGCAGGCATTAGGCAACCTGTGGGCGGTCTATGCCCAAGAGCTGTTTAATCATCGGCGTCATGGCACTGACGGGTGCGCTACCCATACCATCAAACGTGGCAAAGGTGTCCTGCACAGAGCCTCGCGCGCGCCACAATGCAGCTGCATACATTTTCGTACCCAACGAAACATCGTGCCCCGGCGAGACAGTCAAACTGTCAAAATAGCCAGACTCTTGCCTACGCCTATAGCAGAAATCATTAGCTGCATTAGTGGCTTGTGTAGCAAGCGTGTAGTCATCACTGGGGTTAGTGATATCTACGCCAAGATATGTAATCAGTGAAGCCGTTGTAATCCATGTGCAGTCCTGCGTAAAAGTGATAGTGCCAGCCGATGCAATGCGGCCAACGTCTGTGCCGGTACAAGCAAAGAGCACCTGGTTAGGGATGCTGACATTGCTATTGAATAACAGGTCACCTTCTGTGTCTATGCCGATGTACTCATACTTGGGCATGGCATAAACCACAAAGGTGCCGTTAAAGGGTGCACCGATAGCGCTAACAGTGATGGATTGCCCCACCTCTATTTCAGTATCGGTCAGTGTTTGTAGCACTGCATAGTTGTCTAGCAGTTGCTTGAAAGTGACTGTGTATGTAGCCATCGGCGGTAGCCGCCTTTCTGACTAGGCGACTACGATGCCTTGAATGAAGCTGGACTTAGCAACGAAAGTTGCAAAGTAACCGTAGTAAGAGAACGTGCGGCTCAACGTGCTTGGGTTAGCGATCGAGAGAACGCCTTGCTGTGCTTCGTAGATTTCAAAACCAGGTGCGTAAACAACAAGCATTGTTCCTGATGCAAAGTTGTTATCAACAACAACATCAAGACCGAGCACGTTCATGCTGGTGTACTGCATTCCTGAAACATTGCCGATTGAGTTTGTGGTCATCATGCCGTTGGCGTTGTAACCAAATAACGGCCTCTTGTCCGCGTCTGTTTGACGGCCAAGCAACTCCCAAACATCTGGTGACACGCACAAGTGAGTTGGGAAGTAGTTGCTGTCCTCAGCAATTTCGCGCGCTGCGTCATACAAAGAGCTAATCAATGTTGTCGGGTCTGCAGCGGTGACAGTCCAAGTAGAACCTGAAGCTGTTTTACCAGCAACAAGTGCATCGGCTGCAATGTTGTCCGTTGCAATGAGGTACTCACCAGCAAGGTCATTGAGAATGAGGTTCATTGATGATGGGTCTGTGAAGTCCATGTCCTGCATTGTGAGCGTTACTTGACCAGCAACAGTTGCCTTAGTAACCGTGTTAGAAGCAATGACCATGGTTGTAGCAGAAACTGCTGAGCCTTCGGTCTGTGTGGCTGCTGAGGTGTGGGTTGTGATGGTTGGTCTCACAAAGGTTTTGCTTGGGGTGTTCGGCATTGAGCGAGCACCAAAAGCTGAGACAACTGGACGGACAAAATTTAGGTCTTGAAACAGAGGGCCAAGCACGGGGACTGGAAGCAATCCGGGTGTATCAGTTGTAAGCACATCGCCAGCAGCTGCTTGAAGTGCTGTTTGCTGATCGCGTACTGCTTCCTTAAATGCTGCGTTTACATTCTGGAAGGTGTCGCCACCTGCGTGCATTGCTGCAAGGTATTCGCCGGGTGTTGGCATAGCAAACTTGCGCTTTGGCTGGGCAAAAATAGACGATGCTTCGATGACTTCTGGGGCTGGTGTTTCTGACACTGGGTTCTCCTGTGGTTCTGTAACTTCAGGCTCATCGGGTGCCGTTTCTGTATTATTGCTCAAATCATCCTCGGATGTGGGGATACTCGCTGCAACATCTGTGATGGTAGCACCGCTAAACGCTGGCTGTGGTACAAGTGACAACTCCATCCAGTCGGCTGCTTCCACGATCATGACGCCATCCTCGTTGTACGAGAACTTGGTCGGATTTACGCCAACGCTTACAGAGTCTAAAACTCCGTCAGCTGCCAGCACTAGTGCTTCATCGCCAAGGGCTGTCGTTGAAACTTTCGCTGTGAAGTACATAGCCTCTGGGCTGTCGGCGCGCTCGGTCACAAGGCCAATAGCCTGAGAAGCGTCATGGCTCATATAAAGCTTGGGTGCTTTGCCTTCTGTTGGCAGTGAGCCCGGCAAAAAAGAAACTGTCTGGCCACCTGAGACTGTGGCCTCGGTGTTGTATGGCAAGGCAATGCCTGTAATGGTGCGCTTAGGGCTGCCATCTTGGGCTGCATCTACGGAAAATGTTGAGCTGGTAAAGCGCATCATGCTAGGGACTCCTGTGTGTTTTCTTTTGGTCGGTCTGGGCTATCCATTTTGTCTGCTACATAGTTTTCCTCTAGGTAACTATCTGTATCAAACTTTACATAAGTGCCACGCGGTAGCACGTTGTTCATGCTGAGCGTTGAGGCTATGCAATCGGCGTAAGGCTTAACACCAAAAATGTAGAGATCAGCGCGTGATTGCTCACTGCTGGTGTAGGCATAAGCGCCAGTGGACACGCCCACAAGGTAAGGGGGAACACCACATAGGCGTGCCAGATCTAGCGCTGAATATTGTGCTGACTCAATCATCAGCATTTTGTCTGGGGTGGCAGTGCTGGCTTCGTAACTTAGAAACTCGTTAAGCACAGCGGTCTGGCTAGTCAATCGAGCCTCTTGAAAGGCTGCGCCAATCTCCGACAACTCCTGAGCGCTAAGCGGTTCTCCGCCAGTCTGTTTTAATACGCCACTAGGCAAAGACGACTGGGCGTTCTTGTAACGGCTTTGCTCAATCTTTAACGCTGTCGTAATGGTCTGCTCTGAGCTGTAAACAATGCCTTGAATAGGGCTAAGGAACTGGACAATGTTGCGGTAGTCAAGTTCGTTGCCAGCAAAACTTATGGACTTAGACGGGTGGAAAAAGACCGGGCCTTGCTCATCCAAAGTTGTGATAGAGCCTGCAGGCAAACGCTGAAACTTGGTTGGGTAGCCATCTACTGTGCGTTCTGTGATGTACCAAAAGGCACGCCCGTAGAACAGCAAATCGTCAAGAGTCCATGCCATCAGAAAGTTGTAGGTGACTGCTGGGTCGGGCTGGCGTAGCCAAGAACGTGGTGCTAGTGGGATTTCTTCCATTTCGCCAGTGGCGTCATCAAAGATTTCGCCGTACATTTTTAGTGGCATACAACCAATGACAGAAGCCAGCAAGTCGCGTGATCGAGACACCGTGGCAATGGTCATGGCACGCTGGCGAGCTGCGCCTTCTTGGTAGTTATAGAAGTTGTCAATGGGGTTTTTGCTGTTGCCTGCTGGCGCGTACCCGACAGCGGCCTGCACTGATGGTGTGGAAATAGCGGCCTTGGTCACTGGCTTATTGAAAATACCCATAGCGGTAGTATGCCACTTTCTGCCGGGTGTGTGTGGTACTGCCCTGCTCATCCCGACAACGCCCAGAGCAGTACCAGAAATAGTTTAGCGATTAACGATGACCATCATTGGCTTACCAGCCTGCTTGGGTCGTGACGCTAAAGCGGCAGCCCAAATGGTGCAGCGAGCCAACTCAATCGGCCCGGGACTGCGCTTGCTAGATAGGGCTAACTGGTTGCTTTGCATAATTGCCACTGATCTGTTCATGTGTTCAGCAAGGTTTTGCTCGCCTTGGTGCACCAGTTTTGCATCGTTAATCTGTGCCCTAACCAGTGACGTGTAGCGCAAAAGTTCGCCATAGCCCACAACCTTGGTGCGCCTAACTAACGGCAACGGCACATGATGCTCTAACGCTGGGGTCACGGCAAGCTGCAAAGTTGGGTGCTCAGTGCAGGCATCCATCATGGCCTGCTGACACTCTGCTAGTGACTGCACCACAAACTCAACCGAAACATGCACCACCCCAACATCATCAACAGCTGCACGAACAGCCACATAGCGTGAGCCATCTAAGGAAGAGTCACAAGCCAGCCAGCCATTTTCTGGGCCTTGAATATCTGACAGGCAAGCATCCCACTGCCCGGGCAAAAGCCACGAGTCGTCAGCATTGACAAACTGGTTTAGCGACCCACGTAGGAACGATGACCTGTCTGGATGATCAGCGTCTAGTAGCAATGACTCAAGTTCTAGCGTAATTCCTAAAGCAGGGTTAGCCCATCCCCACCAACGTGTGTCCATCACATCAACACCCGGCGGTGGCGACCATTCCGCAAAGTAAAAACTGCCTTGGCGTTGCTCACCTATTAGCTGCAACCCTTGCTCTCGATATCTCAACATGGCAATAGAGGACTCAGTGCCGGCGGTGGAAGTCATCATCATCATGGGCGAGCCACCAGCGGTACGCACATTGCGCGCCTTCATAGTTGGTCTGAGGCTGTGGGCCAAAACTTGATCGTCCACTGCATATATTTCGTCGACCCAAATAAAATCTGCAGAAAGGCCCATTCCAGCCGATGGCGTTGCAGCCTTAACTAGCCAGCGCGAGCCGTCTGGCATCTCACAAGTGTTACGGCCATAAGCACGTTTTAATGTTGCCCCAAAATACTCAGCCAAAATAGGGGCCACAATCTCAAACTGGCGAACAGCAAGCGTCAGCTCATGCGCTGAATTGACAACGGTCTGAGGCTTGCCGCGCAACTTAGCAATAGAAGTTAGCCAGGCACCTAAAACGGCCTGACCCAAAACGGTCTTGCCCTGTTGTCTAGCCACGGTCAATAAGCCAGCGCGGTTAATGAGATCACCGGTATCAGGGTCAGACTCAAACAAACCTTCAAGCGCATAAATTTGCCAGTCCATCAACTCAACCTGCATATAGGTGTGGGCAAAGTCCACCACCAACTGAGCGTAGACAGAATTACCTTTTCGCACAGTTTCCAATCGGGGCTTAACCCTGCCCACTCTGGAGTAGTCCGTCAGGTCTTGGCCAGTTCCCGCCAGTTCGCTTCCTTTCGGGGATACAGAGCGT